GTTGGTTCTGAGCCTCTCACTCAGTGTGCACGATGGAGAACGAAGCCCGTGTGATTGTCAACGTCGACGTTGGTGATGATGCATTTCGCGCGGAGCTTTCCAACCGTTATGGTGATGTTGATTTTCGCGTTGTCGCTGCCAACCGCAGTGGACACCCCAACGGACGCATGGAACGTGCGGTCGCGGAAGCACGTGCCTTGCGGGATTTGTCTGGCGATTGGAGTGTTGTTGACGTTGGCGGGAATCCTGTACGCCATGGAAAACACGATCGCGTCATTCATTCGTGCTGCCCAACGCTGAGCCCTTCGGACGCTGTCCGCGTCCGTGGCTACGCAGCGTCTAAGTCCTGCAGTTTCACTAACTGTCAGGATTTTCCGTACGGGGATAACCCACTGTACGGTCACGCCGGGTCGACTTGGTGTCAGTGTAAGGCTCAAGCTTGCACTTTCTTCACGCCCGACGTGTATCTCATGGTGCACTCCATCTACTATCTCTCTCCTGACGAAGTTCTTGGTTTCGTCACTGGCAGCAACAAGAACATGGTTGTTTCCATTCAGCATGACTTTCCGTATGCTGAGGGGGTGATGTGGGGGGGTGAATCCTCTTACTGTGTCGATGAATGCGGCATGGTTCGTATGACCGCGTTGGGAAATCTTCCGGGGAATGATTATGTTCACCCGAATCCCACTTGGTTGAAGGAGGGCTACCATGACAATGGTCGTTTCGCTATGTCCTGGAAGGTTACGGCCAGGACCGAGACGACCACGACGATCACGTTCGTTTTGAGCGAACCGTTTAAGAAACGGCCTGCCCCGGAGGTAACACTCTGGGATAGCATTGGGGGCGTTGATGGCGCCTCTGACATCTTGACCGCGCGGTATGGTCCTACTGCCTGCGCCGTCATTGGTGGCGACCTGCTCGCTGTTACTGGAGCTCAACGAGTCGTGATCCCCTCGGATCTCTTTGCTGACGCAAAAGCCCATTGCGTCAACAAGCCTCGCAGTGAGGTACTTCTGGGTCAGTTGACCACCCGCGTGAAGAATCAGATTCGTACTCTGAACCACATGGGCAATGCCCGCACGGACAAGCACGTGCGGGTTGGCATCACCCGTGTCGATGAAGTTGCCATGTATACGATTGCGCTTGCCTTTAGCGCTAACGTTGACTGTGAGATTGGGTTGCTGGAAGCCAATCAGGACTCTGCGAAGTATGCAAAACACGCGGAGCTGCTGAAGGTGACCCAAGAGAGGAAACCCTGGTGGTATGCGATCCGGTTGCTAGTGGCCCCGATAGTGGGGGGCTTCGCAACCGGGGTCTTTGTTCGCATGGTGACGCTCATCCGTCGCCCCGCTATAGAGTGGGGCACGGAGAGGCTGGTGACAGTTTCGAGGATCGACGCCTGGGACGGGTATGTCGTCGAGATTGTTCCTGGTTTTGTGAGCCACGGGGCGGCGCAGTTCTTGCGTCGCAACGTTGGTCTTGCCAGCGTCGCCTTCAGGGGGAATGGAATGAACGTGCTAGGACGCGCTTTTCGCACAGGCGTTCTCGGTGCAAGTGTTGGTACCATGGGGTACGTTCTGTGGAGTCGGTGGAGGAATAAGATCCCGCTGACCGCGCTCGCCAAATATTGGGCGCAGAGGAACGTGTCCTGGGAACCGACAGGTACCGAGGTTTTCAAGGTTGGCCACATCACAGCGGATGGTGCGAGGCCCCAACCACCCTTGAAGCCTCAGGAACCCGGTAGCCTCATCATCCCGCCTTTGGATGATAAAGCCCGCGAGCGCCCTATGGGTGCTCAGCTTACCGGAGTCGGTGTGTTTTCAGCTATGCCGCAAGTCACGGCTGACACCATCGAAAATGAGCAGTTGTCGATCTCCAATCGTATCACCTTGGCGATCCTTGAGGGCGAAGACACCGCCTTCTACTGCACCTGGTTTGAGAAACACATTGAGACCTTGCTACCGCACGATGGGACTCCTTTGGAGCCCGTCCCTTTTGCGACCTGGGTTTCTCGTTTCGACGCGCCTAAGCAGAAGCGATACCGTGCCGCTCGTGAAATCCTTGACAAAGAGGGGTGGACCGAGTCGTCAGTCACGGCTAAGACGTTCCTGAAGCGTGAGAAACTCACCAAGACGGTTGGGTCTGAGAGTACTGAGTACACTCCCCGCCCTGTCACCACCTACGATGATCGGTACCAGGTCGCCGTTGGTCCTTGGGTCTGCGCAGTGCTTGATCGCCTGCGCTTGATCTGGGGCCCCAACGGCGAGACCGGGACCGTGCTTACCGCGGGTTTGGATGGCCACGAAATTGGTGATGTGTTTGCCCGGTTCTGTGAGGAAGAACCTGGTTGCATCCCTGTTGAAGGGGATTTTGGCACCTTTGACGCGTCCATTCGTGGGCGCAAGGCCCGCCTTGAGCTTGTCGTGTGGAAGCACTTCGGGTTCGGTGAGGAGCCAATGGCTGCCATACGTGCCAAAACTAAATCCGTCAAGGGTGAGGGTTCGCACGGCACCAAGTTTGAACTCACAGAGCCGCAGCGCGGTTCTGGTGAACCCCAAACCATGGTTGGGAACAGCGTCGCAGATGGATGTGCGAACCGCTACGTGGCGAGCAAGCTGGAAGCGCTTACAGCGCTCGAGTTGCCGGTTGGGACCTTGACGGACGAGCAATGGGAACGTGTGCAGAAGTACATGTTGGACCACTCCCCCGTTAAGCTCAAGCAACTGGTAATCGGAGACGATAACGTCTGCTGGCACAAGCGGGGGGTAAACTCCGCTTGGCTCGTCGTGGAGTATCGCAAGCTTGGGTTCAATTATGTACCCCAGCTTCGCGAGGATGTGAGGGACGTTGAGTTTTGTTCCGGTACCTTTTGGCCTGTCGACGACGCTGGTAAGCGTTCGTTGGTGTATGTGCCTAATATCGGACGATTCTTCGCCAAGTCAGGGTGGGCTGTGCGCCGCCAAGACTGCCCCCCTGAATATTACAAGGGGGTCCTCACAGGGTTCGCTGACACCTATTCTGGCATCCCCGTGGCAGGGGATTTCATTCGGATAATGCTTGCGAAGATGAAGGATGTTGGTAGCAAACCTTCTAGCGCTGCAACCCGCGCGGGGATGGGGGAACACGCTTGGCGTGCCCGTCTCAAGCGCAGGGTGCAGGTGCATCCGGATGGCTTGGCGATGTTTGAACATCGCTATGGCCGAGCGGCACTTGATTCCATGAAGGGCCCCTTGTTGAATTTGTTTCGCAAGGCGGTCCCGGGCTCGTTGATTGGTGATCCGAGCCTGCACGCCATCGTGGAGCGTGACCACCCCGCGGATTAAGCATCTGTGGGACCGCCAACGCGCAATGTCGCGAAATAGGGCTTAGCAACCTGGCGGGATACGTGCTACCTGTGATATAGTTATATTGGCGGATTTATCAACTGCCTCATCTGTTAACCGGCTCTTTTGAGACATCATGGCAAAGCGAAATGCCTCCAAGAAAGTTGCGAAAGCAGCGGCTCAAGCTGCTGTTGCGACTGTTGCTCAACTGGCGAAAAAGACGAAGCGACGGCAGCGCTCTAAGAGCACCGTCCCCAAGTCTGTCGCCATGTCCGAGTCTTGTTGGTATGAGTCCCTCGGCAACCCATGGGTCGATTGTGCCTCTTACGTACCAGATGACAACACCCTCGAGTCCGCTAAAGTGCAGTCAAGATCAACATTGGCTTATCGTCTGAAGGCGGTAACCACCAATGCGGTCGCCTCCCGGTCCGGGATGGTTTTGATGCTGCCTTATGCGAATGACGCTGCGGGCTACTATTCCGTTGCTACGTTTGCTGAAGATTCGGCTGGAGATGGGACGATAGTTCCTGGAACCACCAATCAACAGTTTGTTTACCCAGCCAACATCAGTGCGATGAGGGCGGGGTCGCAGGCTGGTTCGCGAGCGTATCATCGCTGTGTCTCAATGGGAGTTAGGGTTACGTATGAGGGTACCGAGCTGCAAAGGGCTGGTACCATTCGTGCTGGCCTTATCCCAATGGTGGCCGGGTCTTCTGCGGGATCTACGTGGAAGGCTGTGTTTGCTGATCTTAGCAATGCAACCGTTGGCGGCTTTGGTAATAACCTTATCAGGCCGGCATGGACCCGTGTCACGGACAAAACCTTTGAGTATGACTGGGCTCCTTCAGGGGTGCCCCATTACATGCAGCTACCAATTTCGGGTGAGACTGCCGGCCAGCCTGGAGCTGCCGGTACGCTCGGGCCTGAGTTGGGGCAGAATGCGATTGTCATCTTGTTTGAGGGCGACCAGTCGGGAAATGCTGCCACGGGCAACACATACCGAATGGATTTTGTGTGGAATTGGGAGCTAGTACCTCCCAATCCCGCCTCGATCCTGGCGCCTTTGACGGACAGTTTCTTCCTGCCCAATGAGTTGGCGCACGTTTTGAATACTCGTCTCAAGGTTTCTCAAGGCAAAGCTTTTGATGTGGTATCGGATGCCCCGGGGTCTAGCTTCGGTGGAATGTTGTCTAGTCTTGGACAGGCACTTGGAATAACCTCCCTTGAGGATGCCATCTCTGTTGGCGCTAACGTTCACCGGGCGGGCAAGCAAGCCCTGCGCGTGCATCAAATGCTCGCCGGTAACGGAGGCGCCTCCAGGCTGCTTCTCACGAATGGTTAGGCTCCTAGTTACGGATGGTCACAGGTAACCACGCAGAGCACGTCGCCGATGCTTTGCGGATTAGTAGGCGGGGTGGGGGTCCATAAAAATTCCACTCGTTGCTTGGCAACACAGACAGTCACCGGTGCGAGCCGCCAGTGATATACTGAC